AATATTATGAGGACCGCCTCGTCCTTCCAGTCCGATTGTCGGGCTTCTAAAAGTTTTCCTTGGTAAGCTTCCTCACCCTGGGCCATCTTTCTTGCATGCATCATTTGTGCATCCGCCATGAGCATTTTTGTCTCTTGACGCTTTTTAAAAATGTGAGTGCCTGCTTGTGCGGCTAATTTAATTGCCGATAACCACATATTAGTACGCTTTAGATTTTCTTTTCTTCTCTGCTAGTACTGCGCCTTGACCTTGAACTTCTTCTTCAGGTCCACCAGTACCAATATAGTTGTAAGCTTTGTCAGCAGATGTTTTTGATCTTGGATCAATCTCAATTTGCTGTTCAGAAACTTTAACTTCTTTAATATTGTCTAATTTTTCCATAATTGTCTCCTTATTTTTTTATTTTAACTGTTTTTTTACTGATTGTCACTAACCTTTACGCATGATTTCAATATTTGGAACCATATTTTCACTATTCTTCATCATTGAGTCTGCACTAGGTATAGTTTTGCTTAAAATTGTCTTTTCAATTGATGTATCAGCTCTTAATTTTGCTAATTCTTCGTTTTGATCTAGTTTTTCATCTTGATTTTGTTGGTTCATCATCGTTTTCATCTTGTCAAGGTCCATTCTCTCCCTTGCTTCACGTTCTTTTCGATCATTTTCCATTGCTCTAAGGTCTAATTCTCTTGATCTTAGTTTTGCAATAGGGTCATTATCGAATTGTGAAGTAATTTTCTTCTCTTCGTTCATAAATTCTTCCATCATCTCAGCAATTAACTGTGCTTTTCTTGCTTCAATCTTTTGAGTTATCTGCATTGCTTGCATTTGTATCTGTTGAGCCATTTGTGGGTTCTGTTGAGCCTGCATTTGCATTTGTTGAAGTTGTTGCATCTCATCTCTGTACTCTAATTCAACTTGTTCTTGCGACATTAAAGAAATATGTTCAAAAATATTTTTCTCTAACGATGCCATTACCATTGGATTGTTTCTTGCAATGTTAGTTGCCATGAAATTTAAGTGTGCAGTAATGTGTGATCTGTGATCTTGACCTGGGAAAGCTTGAAACTGTCTTCCACCTAAAGCATCAATGTGTTCTAACGCCGGATCTTTTGGTGTCGGCTGCATAGGTTTAACTAAAATACCATCAATATTTTTTACACCTAAAGCTTCATACATATTTCTATATGCTTGATACAGATTATGCATTTGCGGATTTGACTGTGCCAGTTGGAGTTCCGTTTGCGCGAGGGATATACGCTGTGTTTGTGAAAAAATGTTGGGGTCAGCAACTGGCAATATATCTACCCTATCATCAAAATCTGATTGCATAATCATTCTTTGACCCCCAACTACATCATACGGATATTGTTGTGGTAGATATAACTTGAATACTCTAGCCATAAGTCTGAATTCATTCTTTAAAGCCGAGTAAATTCTTTTGTGAATAGCTGACATTGTTCTTGATCCACGTTCTAATAATGCAACTGTAGTTCCAACCGCTGCTTGTTGATTACCATCACCAACTTGCATATCAGCAATTGATGCAAATCTTTGTCCTGCTTGAACAACAACTCCCATCAATGCGAGTAAGGTTTGACTTGGTTCTTTAAATGGTAACATCATAAATGAATCTCTTAAATTACCACCAGGTGCATCTACATCTCTAAACTCACCGGGTTGAATTGATTGCGCATCATCTCTAATTCTAATACCACGCATTTTAAATCCAGCAGGTAAATTAGATAAAGTTCCTGCATCTAATAATTGTCTTAATGCAGCTGTTGCAGTTCTACTTAATCCACCAATCATGTGAATTAAACCAAAACCATAAAAACCTAAACCTGGTAAAAATTTAAAGTGTACAAAATAATTTACTTTGTTTTTATTTGGATCGCCTACTTCATAGTTTCTTTTAATTGAAAGAATTTGACCAGAGCTTTCTTCAACAGTTACTATGTAAGGTATTTTAATTCCGGACGGCTCACCAGTCTCTTGATCAGTATCTTCAAAACCTTCTATATCTAGATCAACGTGACATTCTAATAATGTAAAGACATCATCATTAGCAGTTTTTGACATGCCTTCTAATTCTCTCTCTTTTTTCTCTACATCAGATTCTTTGTCTCCAGGTTTTCCAATATCAATGTCTCTATAGAAACCTGCAACTTGTTGTTTTCGTAATTCGTTTTCTGAAATTTTTACACGATGAATAATTGCTTCCGCATCATCTAATGAGGTAGCTGTGTACGGAACAATTAAATCATCTGCTGGAACAAACTTTGATACTGCTCTTTGTTCCATTTCATCGTAGTATACTTTTTTAAATGTACTACCTGAAAGAGGTAAATGAAATAACATAGAATCAAACTCAGGTTCATACTCTTTCATTTGATCCATGATTTGATAATTCATAAAATCTTTTACACGTGTTGCTTGTTGTGTTTTCTCTGGTGTAGATAAACCAATTACTTGTGTTCTAACCGGTCCATCTGCTGGTAATAATTCTTTATATGCTAATGCTTGAAACTGTGTAACAGCTTCTGCTAATACTGGGTGAGTTGCACCTGATGCACCACTAAATGGTTCTGTTCTTTGATCGTATTTAAAACCTAAAAGGTCTAACCCTTGTGTGTAAGTTTTTTCCCAATCTTTTCTACTTGAAACATATTCTTGATATTTATTCGTTAAGTTAGATGCAAGTCTTCCAAGAACATCATCAGGTAAAAAGTCTGCAAGATTTGCATAATGCTCATCACCACCTTCAGGTGATGCAGCTTGTGGGTCTAAATTAATATCAACTGAACCATCTTCGTTTTCTTGAACTTCAACTGGACCAGGAGCATCTTGTTGCTCTGATACTTCTTCAATTACCTGCTCTTGAATTTCTTCTTCGCCAGGTACATTAAATTCTTTTCGAGGCTCGTTTGGAAGTGCCTTGTCTATATTGTCTGCCATTTATTTTTTCTCCAGATTGTTTGACTGTTGTAACAGTATTATACTTAATATTCAAGCCCTGAGGCAGGGGTCCGGATTTAGGTGGTATTGTCGTTGTTAAACGTCTAACCATTAATTAAATCCCTTCTTACCTTTTTCTGTATCTGCACCAACCAACACGGGTTCTTTTCTAAAGGTTCGGGTCTCAGGATCAAAAGTGTCATATTTTTCGGTTTGATATTTACCCGTAGGTTTTCCAGTTTTAGGATCTAGATCCATTGAAGTTCTTATTCGATATCTACTTACTTTAAAGTCATCTCGAGGTCCTTTTACTACAAATGAATCGTTTAATGGATCAAGCATCGGGAAATATTCTTGGGGAATATTTTCAAACTTTAATGTTGGATCTAATTCTTTTTCAAATTTTTCATAATTTTTCCAAGCAGTTTCAAAATTATTTTGTTCAATAGACTTTATCATAGTGTTTAAATCTTGGTGATATTTTTCCGGTACTCTTGTTTTTAATGTTTGTAGGTTTTCTAAAGAAGAAGTTTTACGATTTTTATTTGGTATGTTTGTAAATCCTGTTAAATTTTTAGCAACACCTTCTTGCTCTCCAAACATTCTTACATTATTCCACAGCTCAAAAACTGAATTTTTAACGCTACGTAATGAATCAGAAACTTCTGCTGCTTTTCTAAACAAGGAAGCAATACCACCTGCAGAAAAACCTTGTCTAGAAATTAAACCACCATCAGCTGCCATGATTCCTTCAAACGCTTCAGGATCTCCTCTTAAATTTTGTTTAACAGCTTCTTGTTTTTCTTTTCTTAGTAAATCATCTCTTTGTTCATCAGTTAAAGACTCCAACATTTTTTTTCTTTCCAACATATATTTACCACCTTGGAAAATACCTTCACCTAATAATGTTGCTATACCAATTGGTGAAAGGGCTCTAGCATATTTTATAGCTTTTAATGGAGACGCTCCTAAATTTAAAAGTTTTTGAACAACTCTTCTTTTTTCGGGACTCATTTGTCTAACTATTTCTTGATTACCTCTTACTAAACTAGGAGCAAAAGCAGCCTCTGCTCCTAATGTTACTCTTCCTTCTGATGTTCTAGGATCAAATACATCTGAACCTCCTAATAAATAAGTAGTTCCTAATACTCCAACCGGATTGGCTAAAGCTATTTTTGCAATTTGACTTGCAGCACCTTTATTAAACAAAGGTTGCTTAGGTGATGTTCCTTTTTCAAAACTTGCACGGCCACCTGCAGCAAAAGGCATTGTTATAGCTTCTCTGACTTCTTCAACTTCTTCACCAGTGTAACCTGATTTTTTATAAAAGTCAGAAACGATTTCTGAATTTTGTAATAAAAGATTATCTTTATAAATTTTTTGTTCAGCTAAACTTAAATCTTTAAATTTTTTTGCATTGGGATTTATATTATTAATATATCCTAAAATATATTTTGGATCTACAGAAGACATATCTACAAATATATTTTCCGATTTAAATGTTTCTCCAACTTTAGGTATATCAATATCTATTTTTTGTACTCTATCACCTTGTGTTTTAGATAGATAATTTATAAATTTTGGGTCTGTGTCTTCTGGTAAATATTTTTTTAATTCGTTGGGACTTTTAATTATGTTT